TTAAGTTTGTTCAGACCGCGTTCACCGAACAGTTGGCGAACCATCGACATCAGGTGCGGGTGACCCAGCACCTCGGCTGCATCTGCTGACCGCAACGCGGCGGCAGTCGAGTCCCGCAGACGCTCCATCGCATCCGCATCAGGGCTGATGGTTAGTCGAGCGAGATATGCCTCACAGAGTTTGAGACGGTTCAGCGGAGTCGGCTCCAACTTGCCCCAAGCCCTTGCGTTCCAGTCGTCCTGTTCAGCGTGACGGGCGACATCAGCAGCGCGTTGCTTGTCGGTTTTCTCGACCTTCTCGCCCGGACGGGGTGCGGACTTCTTCAACTCAAACAGCCCTTGGTACTGGTTAGCAATGGACTGCTCGACCACGGCATCTTGGTCAGCGCCAAACCGCGACAGTTTAAGTTTCATCGCGTGTTCGCTGACTTCCTTGATGGGCTTGCGGATGGCCTTGCGGTAGGCAACCCATCGCTCCCATGCGGCTTCGTCTACTTCGTGCATAAAAACCTCTCTGTGGTTGGTAGGAACAAGCGTAACTGTTCACCAAGGTTAATGCAACAACTTTAGTTCAGGCTTCTAGGATTTAAGATTTAACTCTGTAGGATTGTTTCGTAAGACCCATGCTCGGAGGACCGGGAAAGGACCCCCCTAACCCCCAAGAACATTGGGAGCCAAGAGAGTCCAACCTATGCCCGTATGGACGCGGTTGTTAGACCCGCCAGACCGTGGTTTCCGGTGTCTGGTCGATGATTGAACATCATGTGGGGATTGCACCCACCCCGCCGGTGACAGATGCCCGTATCAAGGGGTCGCGTGGTGGGGTGTTTGACACGACTAGAACAGCCGTGTAAATTAACCATCACGCGAGAATAAGCATCTCAAGCGTAAGGCCATTCCCCCCGGCCCGTCAAGCCCCCGCCATGTGCGGGGGTTTGTCGTTTTAAGGGCTTCTGCGGCTTCTGCGGCTTTTCCCTGAAAGCACCGTTAGCGCGTGCGCGCGCGTATACGGGGGGACTAGGTAAAAGACGCAAAAGACGCAAATGGGAAAAAACACCGTGGGATTTTTTCCCACGGAACGCCGTAGGCGCGATTACAGCGCCTCGTGATGCAGGGCAGGGGTCAGCCGGGGGTAGGCGTAGAATCGGCTGCAATCGTCGGGGTCGGGGCTTGTAGAGCCTTCCATTGCCAGACCCGCATGGGAGGCAATCGACCTGCCTTGACCCACCTGCTGACGGCTGGTCGGGACACCCCGAGTTTACGGGCGAGGGCGGCTTTAGAGCCTGCGACTGCGAGGGCGGCTTGGATGTCCATGGGCGGTAAGTTAACGATGGTAAAAATAAATGCAAGAGGCTGTTGACATCGGTTAACAGCAAGCGCATCATGGCTCCACGGTCACAAACGACCGGTAACCGGAGCAACAGATATGCGACCCATACCCCAACACCTGCCCCCCGCAATCCGCTGGGCAATCGCAGCAGGTGAATCTCGAGCAGCACGCGACCTTGCGATGAAGCACGCAAGAGCGCACGCAGACATCCGTGCAGCGTTTGTTATTTGCGCTCGAACCAACCAACGGCTGATGTTTCAAGCCCTACAGATGGCGAGGGCATCAGTATGAAAACCGTTGGCCTGTACCTGTTTTCGTTCGTCATGTTTGCCGCCCTCGCGTGGCTTGCTGTGAGGACTTTCTGATGGACGACTGGCAACAGCAACGCGAGTGCGAGGAACGCCGGTACTACACCGAGCCGGTCATCCTCACTTGGACGCAAGCCGATATCGACCGCCACAACGAACTGCGGCGCGAACTTAAACAAATGATTGAGGAAAGCAAATGTCAGACCTTCTAAAAATCAATGTCAACGACCATGTTGAAAAGAAAGGTAACCTGTCTTACTTGAGTTGGGCGTGGGCGTGGGCTGAAGTGCTGAAGGTTGACCCCGGCGCACAATGGACGGCGCACGAATGGGACAACAGCCCCATCATGATTCTGCGAAACGGCACAGCAATGGTTAAGGTCAGCGTCGAAATTAAGGGCGACATCAAGACCTGCATTCTCCCTGTCATGGATAACAGGAACAGAGCCATCGTTGACCCTGATGCGTTTGCCGTGAATAGCGCCATCATGCGTTGTCTTACAAAGGCCATCGCAATGCACGGCCTCGGCCTTTACATCTACGCAGGCGAGGACTTGCCAGAGTCGGAGAAAGCCGAGCCTAACCCCGAGGTGCTGGCGCAGATTGCGTCTGTGACTGACGCGGCTGCGCTTGTTACCTTGTTCAAATCACTTGACCCCGCCATCCGCGCAACGCACATGGATGCGTTCAGCGCACGCAAGAAGGAACTAGCCTAATGGAACAGCGTACAGACGACTGGTTTGCGGCACGGCTTGGCAAGGTCACAGCCTCCCGCGTTGCGGATGTTATTGCCAAGACCAAGACCGGCTATGGCGCAAGTCGCGCTAACTATATGGCTGACCTTGTGGTCGAGCGCCTTACAGGTCAGAAGGCATCCTCGTTCAGCAACGCCGCGATGGAATGGGGGACGGAGCAGGAGCCGAACGCCAAAGCCGCCTACGCCGCCAAGACCGGGATACTGGTCGAGGATGTCGGCTTCATTGACCACCCGACCGTTGCGATGTCTGGTGCCAGCCCTGACGGGTTTGCCGAGGAGGGTTTGGTGGAAATCAAATGCCCGAACACCGCGACCCATCTGGAATACATCTTCGACGGCAAGCCGCCGCAGAAGTATGTGACGCAAATGCAATGGCAAATGGCGTGTGCCGGTAAGCCGTGGTGCGATTTCGTGTCCTACGACCCGCGTTTGCCCGAGCGGCTGCAACTGTTAGTCGTGCGCGTCCCGCGTGATGACGACTACATCAAGATGCTTGAGCAGGAAGTAACCATCTTCTTGCAAGAGTTGGACGACAAACTTAACAAACTAGAAAAGGTGACCCTGTGAATAAGCAGTACGATAACAACAACCGTGGCGTTTTGTTTAAGAACGATAAGCGCGGCAACGAAAAAGCCCCCGATTATCGCGGCTCTGCCGTTCTTAACAATATTGACCTCAACATTAGCGCGTGGATTAAGCGCAGCAGTAAAACCGGCGATGCCTTCATGTCCCTCAAGTTTGAGCCAAAGCAGGCTGCGCGTCCCAAGACGATGGCAGAACAGAACCCCGAGAAGTTTGCCGACGATGAGGATTTGCCGTTTTGAAAATTTTCATCGGATACGATAGCCGCGAGGACATCGCCTACGAGGTGGCCCGTGCGTCCATTTTGGAACACATGGAGGCAGAGGTTGTCGCGCTTCGACTGGATGACCTCCGTGAGATGGGGATGTACTGGCGCGAACCAGACGCGTTCTCATCCACGGAGTTCAGTTTTAGCCGGTTCCTTGTGCCTGCGCTCTGCAACTTCAGAGGCAATGCCTTGTTCATGGACTGTGACTTTCTGGTACGGCACAGTCTGAAGCCGTTGCTCGACTTCAACAATCCTGATGTTGCAGTGTGGTGTGTCCAGCACGACTACAAGCCCACATCTCTGACAAAGATGGACGGGCAGGTACAACGCCAATACCCGCGCAAAAACTGGTCGTCGTTTATGTGGTTCAATTGCAGCCATCCGTCAATGGGTGGGCTGACACCCGAAATCGTGAACAGCGAAACCGGGATGTATCTGCACAGATTTATGTGGGTAAACGACCGGCACATTGGTGCGTTGCCGCCGACCTTCAACTACTTGGAGGGTTGGCACACACGGGCGCAGGTTCCTGACCCGACTTGCGTGCATTTCACCGAGGGTGGCCCGTGGTTCGATGAATACCAGAATGTCGAATACGCCTACGAATGGAAGCAATGGGCTGGACGGGTGAGGGCATCCGAGCGATGAAACGCATCTTCCCGCGAGGCACTAGACCGGACGCTATGGCATCTGTCGTAACGCGGATGGTGTCTAACCTTGACCCGCTCAAAACATGGGCGGTCGAGGTTACGGAGTGGAAGAAGCCGCGCACGAACCAACAGAACAAGTTCCTGTGGGGCGTGGTGTACCCGTCCATCCTTGAGGGCGGTGGCGAGGCGTTGCGCGGATGGCAGCGCGACGACCTGCACGATTACTTTTTGGGCGAGTGTTTTGGATGGGAGACATTGGAAGGGTTTGGGCGTAAGCGCCTGCGACCGCTCAAGCGTTCCTCTGCGCTTACCAAACAAGAGTTCAGCGAATACCTGATGTTTCTTGAAACCAAGTGCCACGATATGAATATCGTGATACCGGAGCCTGCGTATGAACCTGCGTAAAGAAGCCCGAGGGCGAGGCTGCATGGTGCGTATCCCCGAGGTTTGCAACCACAACAGCGAGACAACCGTGCTGGCGCACTACCGGCTTGCCGGGGTATCTGGGATTGGCATGAAGTCGCCCGACATCCTTGGAGCATGGGCCTGTAGCGCGTGCCACGATGCCATCGACCGTCGAGCGCATACCGACCTTGACCGCGACTATGTGCGCTTGCTGCACCTTGAAGGTATGGCGCGAACCCTCGCACAACTCAACCGAGAGGGACTACTGTGACCTTTATGGTAGACACGCCGTACACCCCGGCGTACATCCGCAACGAATTCCTATATGACCACCAGACGGGCAGCGGGGAGTTTACCCCCTGCACTATCTTCGGGTTTCGCGCCGAACCTGCACGGGTACCCATGTTTAGCGTTATGGCGGCCTGTGGGGCGCAATGGGCGAGGGTGCCTATCCATGCCCTTGTGTCGAAGCCATGCCCTCCAATGGCTTTAGAACTCGCCTGCTGGTGGGACTCCTTTAGCCGCCACGCCGAGGTGCGGGAGATGGAATTCCTGCGGGGTCACCGCGTCCGCGCAAGAGGCAGGGACGGAGTGTGGAGGCCGGGGGTCTACCTGTTCAGCATCTTCTGGCACAACGGGGGATGGTCGGAGGTCAGCGACCAGAGCAAAGACCACCACATTATCCGGCTGGAGGCTGGGCCGCTCATCGCCTACCCGAACAACAAATTGCATTGGGTTGACCCGAGCCATTTGTCGGGCGACCCGCCGCGAGATTGGAAATCACCGTCACAATCCTACAGCGTGGAGGCACTATGGTCAGATGGTTCGTCAACTGGTTCCGCAACCTAAAGGCACGCAGACACCACGAATGGAGCCGCGTGCCGCCACCTAACTGGGCGTGCAGCCGAGGCTGGCGCGATACTTGGTAAACGGCTGGCGAGTCGTCTAACGGTCGGACAACGGACTTTGACTCCGTGAATGAAGGTTCGATTCCTTCCTCGCCATCACACCCTACGCTCGAAGTGCGGCACATCCTTGAACGACTTCCAGAACCCGCCCCATTGATTCTTCTCGTTGAGGCTCTGCCAATACTCACCAACCGGCGTAAGAGCAGGGATGTCGTAGCAGAGTTTGCCGTCCTTAAAGAAGTTAAGGTCGATGGCGCACCGCTTGAGGTGGATGCTATTCATCGTCTTAGAGCGGCCCGTCTTGACATAGATGGCTTGCTGTTCCGGGGTACGGGCAAGTTCACCGCCCGTGACGACAAAACCCAACTCAGTCGCTTTGTTAACGAGTTTGGCGACATCCAGCAGGAACGCGGCTTGTTCTTTTACAAGGCTCATTTCATGGCTTCCTTCATGGCGTCGGTTTTGTCCTTGCTCGACTGGCTGCTGCCGAAGTAGTACGAGACGACCTGCGTGGCGACCGCAGACAGCACGCCCAAGATGTAAATGAGGATGTCCTTGCGGCTAGGGTCAATCGGGCTTGCTTGGAACAGCACAATGCCGAAGAGCGTGAAGGTGATGCCAAGCAAACCAAGCGCCAAAATCGGCGTGATGAGTTTGTTTAGCAGCGGTGCCTTGTCGGAGGTGACAATCTGCGTCTCGCGCACCCGCGCATCGTTGGTGTCCTTGAGGCGCATCTCAAGTTCAGCAAGGTCAAGTTTGTCCTCTTCCAGCCGCAACTTGAGCAGTTCCTCTTCATGCTCCATCTGGGCAATCTGTACCCGTGCCAAGTCCTCGGGGGACATATCGGGCTTGAGTTCCACGCCCAACTTTTCCTCAACGACCTTCTTGCCCTTTGCCAACACAGCGTTAGCAACGAGGTTAAGCCCGTTGCCAAGCAACGGCGTTAGGATGGCTTGTAGCGCGGCAGGTATCATTTGGAAGCCCTCACAACATCTTCACCCTTGGTCACGGTCACATGGTCGCCCTCGACATCAACCCGCATGGGCTGTTCCTTACGGTCGAGTTTGTCCAACTTGCCGATGAGTTCCTTGATGACCGCAAACTCCGGCTTCTCTTCCTTCACCGTAGCACCGGCAATGCCGTTGAGCATGGAGATGAGCGCGGTCAGCGAGGCACCCAACAGGCCCATCACCGCAGCAATCTTGTCGGCCTCCAGCGCAAGGCTGGACAGTACGCCGATGATGACGATGACCGTGATGTACTTGAGGCCATCCTTGCCGATGGCCTTGCCTGCCACATCCTTTGCGGTGCTGTTAGCCTCAAGCCGTCTCATCTCGGCTTCGATTTGAACCTTCAGCAAGTCAATATCTTCACTCATTTGATGGACTCCAGAAACATCATCGTCACCGTGCCAAACGCGGTCAGCAGGATAAGGATGATTGTCCCGCCAACCCGCATCAGAAGGTTCTCCAGACGCTTCAGCCGCGCATGGATGGCTTCGTAGCGCACCGCGCAGACATCAATGTGAGAGGTCACGGTGACCTCAA